CCAGAGCCAAGCGCTCCAGTACAATCTGAAGCTACTGATGCAACAGGCTCTACTGGAGCGACAGGCGCTGAAGATGAGGGGGACGGAACCTCTCAACCCGCCGGACCTGATGGAGAAGCTGAGTTTCGAATTCCTAACAAGGGAAAATTTGAATCGGATGAATCGTATGAAAAGCGAATCGAACTGTTTGACCTTGTAAAAAGACGAAAAGCGGCGACTACTCCAGAAGCGAAGGAAGCTCTTTCAGCTGAAATTAAAAAAGCCAAAGGTGAATTAAAAACCCTTGGAGCAACTGAAAGATTTACTCAGCCAAAGGTTGAGGCCCTTGCTGGGGAAGACGATCCTAATCTGGATGCAGACAAAGCTACGGCTAAACGCCTTGGTTTACTCACCAGAGAAGAGGCTGCTGAGATAATTCAACAAGAGAGGATTGAGCAGGAAGTTCAGTCTAACTTGAAAACTTTTGTGGAACGGAAATCCGAGTTGAAAGACGAAGATGTCCGTGAAGTCTTCTTTGACTTCGTCGATGCCAACTATGTGTGGCAAGGCAAGTCAGGAAAAGACCTTATAGCCGTTCTCGAGATGGCCCACGAAGCAATGTTCCGCCCAAGCGAAACTGTTCAAGAACGTGTACTGAAAGCCGCTGGTGTTCAGGAAAAAGTTAATGCGATGCAGTTCCCGGGTGGAACTGGAGCAAAGACTACTTTCTCACCAGAAATGCAAAAATCAATTGATGAACTCAAAGCAACTGGCATGTCGGAAGACAAAGCCATCGAACTTCTTTCAGAATAGGACCTCATCGGTAATATTTTTGAAATATGACTTTCATTCAAGCAGTCGTCAAAAATCCAACCCGTTCTCTCAAGGTTGTCCCTAAAGGATCTGCTGTGCAGATGATTAAGGGATACGTTCTTGCGTGGTCATCAGGACTAGCAACACTCGGTGTGGCTGGTACTACTCGCCCGAACGTAATCGGTATCTGTAATGAAGACATTGCAGTAGCTGATGCCTTGACTCAAGTTTCAGTCATTGAGACCTTTGAGAAGGATGTGTGGATCGCTGATTCGACTAACAACTCAGACGCTGCTCACAACGGGCAGTACATGGTACTGGGTGCAAACGGAGGAATCGTAAACAACACTGGAACTACTGATACCGCAGGTATCGTCCAGCAGGTCGGCGTTTACGGTGCAGCTGCGGACAAGAAGATTCTTGTTCAATTCGTAGCACAATAAACTTAAGAATCATTAATCACAACATATGAACGGTACAATTCAAGATTATGCGGTCATCGTGAACAATGTGCTTAAGTACATTGCGCCGAAGGTTGCACCGGAAATTCGAGCTGAATACCTCGATTTCATGAACAAGGTTACTGACAACCAACGTATCTATTCAGATACGGGAGTAACCGGCCTCGGAATGGCAGAAATCATTCCTGACGGTGGTGTCGGAGTTTCAGATGCTCCTATTCAGGGGTACTCAAAGAACTACGTGCAAATGCACTTTACAAAGAAAGTTCGCTTGACCTTCCAGTCAAACTTCTTCCTCTTTGAAAGCGCTGCTGCAAAGATCAAGGGCACTGTTAAGAGCAAAGTCCTTGAAGGAAAGAACTCTATCGAGCTAGCTAAGAACTACCTCGCACAGTGTCTTCTTTCACAAGGTTTCGGAACTTCATTCACATGGCTTCCGATTAACAACGTGGGTACACCAACTCCAATCTCAACTTTGGGTGCGGACGCGGTAGCATACTGGTCAGCTTCTCACCCTCGGGAAGACGGCGGTCCAGTGTGGAGTAACGTCATCGTTGATGTTGTTCCATCACCACAGTTCACATACTCTTCACTTCTTGCGGCCCGTCGCCAGCAATCATTGAAGAAGGACGGACGTGGTATGCCACTCATGTCGACTCTCGATACTCTCGTATGTCGCGCTGGTTCAACAACTGCGCAGTTTGCGAAGACTATCAAGGGAACAATCGACAAGGGTCTTGCTCCTCAGCAAACTAACCTCTTCAACAACGCGCCAGCTACTGACACGTTCAATATTGTCGAGCTTAGTCCGTTTGAGAACCAAGGACTTGACGGTCTTATGTGGGGTATGATGGACTCAAAGATGAAGAATCAAGACTACGGATTCCAATACATCGAAGCTATGCCTACACGGGCAGAGCCAGCGGTGATTGACCTCTTGGGTAACCAAGACCTAGTCATGAACTTCAACTGTCTTGCGGTTATGGGTGCGTCTGACCTTCGAGGTTGGATGTGGTCTGACGGAGACGGAGTCACTACCTAATCGTAGTCTCTCTACTCAGCCCCTTTACGGGGGCTGGGATAGGCAGATTAAAAAGCCTGATTATCAATAACCAATTCAAAGCGTATGTTACAAGATGCACATAGTCGTAAAATCTCGGAAGCGGTAGAAGCTGCTATTGGAGATACAACAATAGTTGCCGCAGCCGACGGTGAATGGCACTACATTCACGAACTGATTGGAGACCTTGCTTCAGCGGGCTCTCTTACAGTGATTGCAAAAAGTGGAGCCACTGAAGAGATCCTGGGGTACTTTGAACTTGGTGATGGTCAGGGGCTCACACTTCAAGATGAGCCGGGTGAGGACAATCGCCCTCGATTCGAGTTTAAGCCCGGGTATGATGCTGTACTCCGTGTCACAGGCGGGGAATTTAACGGGTCAGTTCACTGGTCTATCCGAAATTAAGTATGAATCAATTCACGACTCCACAAATAAAAATGATTGAGACGTGGACTGAGAAGCGCGATACCCTTCTTAGAGAAATTGGTATTCTTGAGACAGAAAAAGCTGATCGTACTAAAGAGAACGCGCAAGCTGGTCTTAATCTCGATGAAATAAATAAGCAAATCGCAGAAGCCCGAGGCCGTCTTGCTGAACTTGATGCTCTTGAAGAAAGGAAGAAGAATTCACTTTCAATCGAAGTTGCGGAATTAGAGGCTCGCAAATCACGCTTGGAGGGCGAATGCACTGAGAAAGAAAAAGCTATTGTAAAAGCTACTGAAGAAGAAAATCGAATCAGTGACTCAATCACTCTTCTCTCTAATGCTCACGGAAAGATGTCTGACCAAGCCGCAATCGTAAACAAAGTGGTTGGGGATATGATTGAGACCACTCAAAATCATGTCAACAATACAAGAACAATTATGTTGGAGATTGAAACCGTATCAAATCGCGTTATTGAGAAGGGTAATGAGAATGTAAAACAAACTGGAATCATCCTTGAGAAACTACCTCGGTACATTTTTGAACTTCAAAAACCAATTCCTATTCGAAGAGCATACGCTACGCCAAAAGGAACCATTATCCGTCCTGAAACTGGTAAACAATAATCTATGTCTTATCTCTCAACAAGTCCCGGTGACGGCTCATTTCTAGGATACTTTGTCGATCAAGCTGCACTTGAGGCGGCTTTTCCTGTAGGGTTCCCGGGAGCATACGCTCTTGTTGGGAGTACTGACACAATTTGGGTGTGGGATGAAGATGGAATGCAATGGGTAAATAGTGGTAGTTCAGCAGCGACTGGTCCTACAGGTCCAACTGGCCCTACTGGTCCAACTGGTCCTACTGGTCCAACTGGTCCTACAGGTCCAACTGGTCCTACAGGGGCCACAGGAGCAACAGGAGCAACTGGAGCCACAGGTCCAACGGGAGATACTGGTCCAACTGGTCCTACAGGTCCTACAGGTCCTACAGGTCCTACAGGTCCTACAGGTCCTACAGGTCCAACTGGAGCTACAGGAGCAACTGGAGCAACAGGTCCAACGGGAGATACTGGTCCAACTGGTCCTACAGGTCCAACTGGAGCTACAGGAGCAACTGGAGCCACAGGTCCAACGGGAGCAACTGGAGCAACTGGAGCAACTGGAGCCACAGGCGCAACGGGAGCCACAGGCCCCTCTTTTGCTGGAGGCGTGAATGTTGACGCTACACCAAACACTGACGACACAGTAAATGGATCTTTCACAGATACATTTAATGCTGGAGTGACTATCGCACAGTGGGAGGCGGTGTATCTTGATGCCACACCTGACTGGAACCTTACTGATGCTGATGCTGCCGCCACAGCTGGTGGAGTAATGATTGGGCTAGCGATGGAAGCAGGAACTGCTGGGAACCCTATCGATATTCTCCTTTGGGGATTTGCTCGAAATGACGCTTGGAATTGGACAATTGGTGCTCCAATCTACCTTTCACTTACTCCGGGTGCCCTCACACAAACCGCTCCTTCAGCAACGGATGATATTGTTAGAATTGTAGGGTATGCAGTCACTGCTGATGTTATTTATTGGAACCCATCAAGCGACTGGGTAAGTATCGTTTAATAAAATTTGTATGAATATAGAAATAAATCCAAAACTTGTTCCATTCTTAAGACAATTAGCAGAAGGTCAAGGGATGACTGAAGAACAATACACAGTTCATGTTGTTGAAAAATACTTAGCTGGACAAGAAAGAAGTTACACCGAGACGCTGTTAAGAAGCCTGTCTTCTGATGAAGTTACTGATATTAGGTCCAATTTAGAAGTAATCATTGAAGCTAAGAAAAAACCTGAAGACGTAAAGAAGTAAACTTGAATTAAAATGTCTCCGCTTCTCACAGACTTAGTTTCATACTGGAAATTAGATGAAGTGTCTGGTTCGAGAGCAGATGCTCACGGATCAAATACATTAACTGATAATAATACCGTGGGTTCTGCTGCGGGTATTATTAGTAATGCGGCTTCTTTTGTTGCAGCAAGTAGTGAGTATCTCTCAGATACTTCAGTAACCCCTTCTATTTCAACTGTTCTTTATTCTGTCTCCGCCTGGGTCTATCCATCAAGTTTAACAGGAAGATTTACGGTGTTTCAGATTAGAAATTCAGGAGGTGAAAGAGACGGTGGCCTTATTGAAATCGGAAATGGTAGTGGGGTAGCTGGGTCAGTTTCAGTAAATGTTAATGCTTTTTGGGTAACAACATCAGCTAGTGTACTTACAGCAAATGCTTGGAACCATATTGTTGTCACTATTGGTGGTACAGGAACTACTGATAGAAAAATCTATGTCAACGGAGTAGACGTTACAGCTAGTCCATCAGGAACTCTAACAGGACAGACCTGCGATCAGTTATATATAGGGGCAAGAAATGGTGCTTCAAACTTTTACGGTGGTCGAATCGATGAAGTTGGTGTGTGGAATAGGGTACTTACTTCTGCTGAAGTGACGCAGCTGTATAACGGAGGCGCTGCGTTGGCTTATCCTTTTAGTTCTTCTACAACAATCAAAACAGTAGACGGTGTAACCCGTGCAAATGTGAAGACATTTTTAGGGGTAGCAAGTGCTAGTATTAAGACAATTAATGGAATAACGTAGAGTATGGCAAACGAACCTTTATCAACAATTGCACTTATAAAAAATCTCTCTTACGTAGTGACGTTCATTGCGTCTCTTGAGTGGTTGGGATTAAATCCTCAAGCAATTACAGTTTTTGCTGTTTTGATGATTATCGATGTCGTAACAGGAATCATTCGAGCTGCGATTGTTTTGGGTGGACAGTCAGTCCGGTCTTCAATCCTTAAGAGAGGACTCCTTGCGAAACTCCTTGTTTTGACAGCACTTTTTAGTGTTGCTTTGTCTGGGAAGGGATTAGGATTTGATGTTTCTCACCTCGTTCAAGCGGCGGTGAATGTTCTGATTCTTGGCGAGCTTTATTCAATTCTTGGCAATGTTCACTCAGTACGAACCGGAAATCAAAAGGTGGAATTCGATGCAGTAGCTTTTCTTCTCACTCGTGTGAAAGAATTGATAAACAAAGCTCTAAGTTGATGTATACTTAAATCATATGTTTCCCCAAATAAGCATTAAACACAATATCGGCAATATTATTGAGATTCCGAATCAGTTGAATCCCAAAGTATTTACGTATCTTTCAAATAACTTTGCGATTGGGGTAACGACTCTTGATGTTGATAATGCGATTGATTTTACATCTGGTTCCATCATCCTGCTTCTCGGATCAATGGGGTCTGAAAATACTGAATTTGGGTACGCCTCAGCTCATACAGACCAATCATTTACAGTCACAGCAACAAAGCAGCCTCACAATCGAGGAGACTTAGTCACTCAGGTTAATTACGATCAAATTGTAATCTCAAAAGCTTCTACTGTTGACGGAGCATATTCAGTCTTTGCTACGATTCCTCTTTACGTTACGCAGCAAAAAACTGTTCAATTCGACGCAACCGGATTAACGACTGATTACTACAAGCTTCAGTGGAAGAATTCTCAAACAGGAGATTTATCTCAGTATTCAGAACCGATTAGCGTTCTTTCTTACCCAACAAATTCTGTTGGTAGTGTTATTTCTCCAGTTCTTCGCGCAATGGGTGTTTCAGAAAATGACACCAAAATTACCGCAGAATTTTGTATCGATGCCATCAACGACGCTCGAAAGTACGTGAACATGAAGTTGTATGGTATTCGACACGCGTGGCGCTCAGAATTTGAGTACCCTCTTCGCGTGTTGGCTGGCTCAAACTTTGTGAACCTTCCTGATGATATCGACTTCGATGAATCTGACAGATCTCTTCTCTCGGCTCGATTTATTCGAGGAAATGTTCTTGCTCCATTTAATCTCAAGTACATCGATAAGCGCTCATGGAATCAAGTTGCTTTCAATGTGGGTGGTAGTGTGACAGTCGGTGTGACCGCAATTGGCGCTACTGAGATTGAACTAGTTTCATCTGGAGATTTTCCGCTTACAACAGACAGCGGAGTTGCTTATATTGCCACTACTGACTTTGACCAGACGATGCTTCAAATTGAGTACACTGATGTTGATTTGGTTCTTAATAAATTGACTGGTGTAACCGGAATCGACAGAGAGATCCCTGCTGGAACTCAAATTTGGGTTACTCCTACTATCGCACAGCCTATTACGTATACCGTATATGAAGACAAAATTGTCTTTGATCGAATTATTCCTGATTCAATGCAGGGGAATAACTGCTACATCGACTACTACAAAAAGGCTGGAGAAGTCACAGACCTCTATCAAGAACTCGGTGAACCGTACCGAGAAATCTACAAATGGTATCTTCGGTACGCAATTAAGTATCGAAAAGATGTCACTCTTTCTCAGAGTGACCCAGACTATAAAAAGTTCGAAGAGCTGGTTCAAGCACTCTTCAACAATCTATACACGGGGCAAGACACCATCATAGTTACTACATAGTGATATGATGAGTGTATTATCAATTTAAGTTTTGCAAAACATATGGGTGTAACTCAACCTCGCATCCCTACAATGAACATCCTCGCAGCTGACCCTGTAACTCAGCTCGTGCTCGATGCTTTCATTCCGGATGCTGATGCACTACCAGACGGTGCGACATACACGACTATTTTTGAAATAGGCGCGACCCTTCGTATCCTCGCTGGTTCAGCTGCTGGAAATTACGCAAATACTGGAACTATTGCAGTACCAGCATTTACTGCGGTAGTAGAAGGCGTGACTGGTCCAACCGGAGCGACTGGAGCCACTGGTGCGACTGGACCTACAGGTCCAACAGGTCCAACAGGGCCTACTGGTCCAACTGGAGCGTAGTTTCTTCACTCTCTCTTTCTTATCTTCGCAAGGAAGAGGGAAGTAAGGAAATTACAACATGAAAATATCAGCCGCTCTCATCGTCAAAAATGAAAAAGACCACATCAGTGATGTGATTGCTTCGCTGACTGGAGTTGATGAAATTATCGTTGTTGACACTGGAAGTATTGATAACACAGTGGAGTTAGCGAGAGCTGCTGGAGCCACTGTATTTACTGACTACCAGTGGAACGACGACTTCGCCGAAGCTCGAAACCATGCTCTCTCAAAATGTACGGGAGATTGGGTGCTTTCCATCGACGCAGACGAAACTCTTGAGCCTGAAGGAGTCGAGAAAATAAGAGCACTACTTGAGACGGTTGATAGCTCAGACCTCCACCTTAGTGTCATCATGAAACATAAAGGAAGTGGTCAAGTGCATATGCTCCCCCGGATTTTCAGAAATGACGGAAGCGTGAAATGGAATGGAGCAGCACATGAAACTCTTTTTCCGGTTCAGGCAAACCACACAAATATTGTCATCGAATACGGGTACAGTACCGCGCATGCGCTTGATCCTGACCGCATGCTCAGGATCCTGAAGAACATCTACATGAAGGGCGACGCGACTGCTCGGGATTTGTACTACTTGGCTCGAGAGTATTACTACCGAAGACAATGGGACGAAGCTGTCGTTATCTTCGGTAACTGTGTTGAAGATTCAAAATGGCCACCGGAAAAGTCTGACGCGTATTTATACCGAGCTCGATGCTATTTTAATTTAGGACAAGGTAATCTTGCTCGAGAGAACTGTCTTCGAGCAATCGAACTCAATCCTGACTTTAAGGAAGCGCTATTGTTTATGGCAGAACTTCACTTTGAACCGTGGAAACATAAGTGGGAAAGACTAGCTTCCGTTGCCACCAATGAAGATGTATTATTCTTAAGAGTATGAGTCAAGAATTACAACCAATTGAAAATATCAAAATCCCCTACCCATCTGAAGGGGTTATTCGAACTGCTCAGTTAGACGATACTGTTGCTCCTGAGAACTCAGTACAATTGGCAGTCAATATGAACTTTGACAGGATTGGAGCAATGCAGACTCGTCCCGGTGTTACGGAGTACGCTGACGCACTTGCTGGAGAAATCAAAAATTATGGGGCTCTACGTAACTCAATTATCCCTGATGGATATGAGCATACGAATATTCTAGGGAATATCGATACTTTTGCTGATGGAATAGTGTCAGATATATCTTCTGCTAAAATCGATGACGAACACGTTATTGTATTTTGGGGTGGTACTTCAAATGATGGGTTTGTCCAAGTGATGGAAACAAGCACAGTTACCGGGGGGCTTAATCCTTTGGGAACAGCACTTGAATTTGATACAGCGAACGGATTAAAAACCAAGTGTATTCAAGTTGACGCAACACATTATCTTGCTGTTTGGTCAGGATCTGGTAATGATGGATTTGCACAAGTGTTCTCGGTCAACACGAGTACATGGGCTGTTACGGCGGTCGGAAGTCCTCTTGAGTTTGATGCTTCTAATGGTTCTGATTTTTCTTTAGCACAAGTCGATGCCAGTCACTTTATTTGTTTTTACTCCGGCTCTGGAGATGACGGGTTAGCAACAATACTAGCTGTGGACCTCGGTACATTTGCAGTTACTGAACCGGGAGCTACACTTACTTTCGACTCAGATTTTGTAACCAATAATGCTTGCGCAGCAATTGGAAACGGTACTCATTTTATTAATTTCTGGACTGACCAGACAAATACTGACGGGCTTGCCCAAGTTTTTTCTGTGAATACAGGCACTTGGGCGATTACAGCAGTTGGTTCTCCTTTCACCTTCAACTCATCAAGTGCTCTTTACAACACTGTCGTATCGCTTGAGGATGGAGAACATTTTCTTCTTTTCTATAACGACACGTCTACAGGCAATGGGGTTGCTCGGGTATTTGTGGTCGATACAGGAACATATGCTGTGACTGCGGCTGCTGCGGGTACAACCTTCCAAGCGACAACGACGGTAACTATCTCTGCCACATCTATGGGAGATGGTGAACATGCTTTTGCGTTATGGCGCGGACCAGACTCCATTTACTACAGTCAATTATTTAATATCAACCCAAGCACTTTTGTTGTGAGTGGTGTAGAAGAACCAACATCATTGGGTGATGGGGACAATAATGAAACTAGTACCATCCTCATGGACCCTTACCGAGTACTCTCTCTTTGGTCAGAAGGGAGTGTTGCTCAGGACGGAGTTGGTGTAATGTTTAAAATTACCGGAGACATTATCAACGGGCGTTATCTTTACGCGGGGGTTGCTGATGAAATTTCTAACTGGGATGGAAGTAATTGGACTGTGCGAAGGTCAGCTTTAGCTGAAGTATCCAAACCTCGTTTTTCTCAGTATCTAAATTACATTTGGATGGTAAACGGAAATGAATATCTCGGCGGTGACCCAGTTGCAACATCAAACGGCGGGGCTTTTGGGACAGATCTTGTACCAGACGGATTCCCTCGAGGTGACTTTATTCATGCTGGGTTTGAAGGACGAGTTTGGGTAGCAGATAAGACGCTAGGTGTTATTTACTACACTGACATCGTTCAATTTACCCCACCGGATGTTTTCACACTAACGTACGACTCAACAACAAATTTCATCACTAATATCGCTCCTCAAACTGGTCAGCAATTTACTGCGCTGTATCGAGTTCCTCGAGCACTTCTTGTCTTTACAGAAGATAGTATTTACCGTATCTACGGTGCAACTTCTCTTGATGCGTACCCAGCTTATAATGTAGGAACGTACTCTCAAGAATCTATTGTTGAGACAAAGACTGGTATCTTTTTCCATCATTCATCAGGGTTCTACCAGTTTGATTACGGGTCACAACCAGTCGAAATCTCTCGTCGCGTTATTGACTTTGTTAAAGCAATCCCTCGGGCTGCATACGAAGATATTACTGGAGTATACGATGGATTTGATGCTGTTGAGTGGTCAGTCGGACAGGTTGTTGTTGAGGGTGTCGTCTTCGCAAACTGTGTGATGCGTTACACTATTTCAACTCAGGTGTGGACGATTTATGACTACCCGGGGAACGTCATTACAGCAATGATTCAGTATGACGATGGTACTGATCTGAATCATCTCATGGGTACAACCGAAGGACTTACTGGAGCAATGGACACAGGAACAACTGACTTTGGTGAGCCGTTCTATTTTGAGGTTATCGACCGATGGCGATCGTTCACTGATTTGTACTGTATGACCAAGAGTATTAGTGGACTCAATGTGTACTCCGAAAATGCAGCTGGAGCGAATCTCTTGTATCAAGTGCAGAAATCAGGACCTAACGCGTGGAAAACAATAATGAGCATCGATGAAAGAACTAACTCATTACAGCAAAATGCCGGGACAGATGACTTCGATGTTATGCGTCTCCGAATCGCTGGAAACACTTCAGGCACTCAGGTTGTGATTCATGGAATTGAAATTACGCAGCTCACGATTAAGGGCTTTGAAACAAATTAATGAATAGCTCAGGATTAAAACTGGACCGCTTTCTGGGAAAAAGTCCAAGTCAAAATGACCAGACAAAAAACGCAATCTACGCGGCAGTTAATCCTGTACCAAAAAAAGGCGATGACGGACTTAAGAAAATTGGTCGACCAAAGGGTTCCGAAGAAGATGCTGGTGCACCAAATATTCTCACAGGGACAGTTATCACCTCTTGTTTTATTCAAACTTCAGCTCTTCCATCTCGCATTGAAATGCAAGGGAACGATATTACCTTCTTTGATGACACATACAGTCGACAAGGTAGATTGATTGGTGATACGTCACGGCTCATCTTCACACACGGGAGCGGCGAAGAGGGTGGGGTAATCACTAGTGGATTTATCTTCCAAAAAAGAGCTCTGATTGGAAATACGTACGATAACGTCCTTGAAATTTTCTCTCCTAACAATACTCCGAATACGAACTACGTATTCATCGGTCGAAAAGGAACTGGAGAGGACAGGAACATTCGAGTTGTTGAGATTGCGCCAGACCATCGAACAGCGGTGGGCGACGCTGACGGTTACGTCAACGGTATTTTCCGTGTACGAGTCTCGCGTGACGGGGAAGACGCTGACTACCGCGACGGTGTTTACATCATGGATCGTGGGACTGAGAGTTCCACTCGAGAAGGAACTGTGAATTGGCTTGTGGCCGGAGGAGAAGGTGGTCAGGTTCGTCTTACGTACATGGCTAACCGAGATGATAACCCTCTGACCCAAGCACTCTTTGATTTGTACATCAGTGCTGATGGTTTTACGTTCTTTGGAGTGCCCACTGCGAACCCGGGAGGCACAGGACGTTTGTGGAGCGACGCTGGAACACTGAAGATTACATGATATTATTTAATCATTAATATATGACACCAACCAAAATTCAAGAATTCCAAAAACAAATCGCCGAGGCTCTTGCAAAGAACCCCGATGTTATTCGTTATGGAGGAACTAATTCCCCCGATGCGATTTTGAATGCGTACATGACGAACGATTGGTCTGGTGTCACGACCATCACTGGTACACCTTTTTCTCGCAAACAGCAAGAAGAGGCTGTGACAGCAGCCGAACGTGCTCTCAATCCAGCGTACAGGGCTCAGGAAGCTTATGACACGTCAGTTGTTACCGATACGCTTGATGCTGAACGTGCAGGAGTTGAACAGTTTCGAGAGTCTGAAGAACAGAATTTTGGTATTGAAAAAGACAATCAAGATCAAGCGGCCGCTGACCAAGGTGTCCTCTTTTCTGGTTCACGGTTCCAAAAACTCAATGACCTCCGTAACACGTATCAAGACCGTGAAGAGCAAAATCTTGCTGGTGCTGAAGGGCGTGTTCGAACAACGGCTCGGAACTTCCAGTATAAGTATGGAGACCCCGCAGCTAGAAACCTCAAGAGCTTTTACCAGATGCCGGGACAAAGCAACTTCAATGCTAATGTGGCTGGCGGGAAGGTCACTCCATCGAGTGGGATTTCTTCAGTGTACAATCCAAAAGAATTCAAGTTTCAGGGAACTGCTCCAGTATCTCAAAAGGCTGCTGTTCAGACCCGTGCCGCTTCGCTTCTCGGAAATAGAGCGAATAAATTAACAGCGTCAGGGTACAAAACTCAATTTTAATAGATATGCAGCCTAAATATAAAAAAATTACGGATTTCTTTAATCC